GTCCGATATTGCCCATCGACGTAGCGGCGCAGCCGTCGGAACATCGACTCCGCCACGTCGTCGATCGGTGGCGCCACGTACTCGGCGATCGGATGCGGCGCCCTGGGCGCGGCCCGCGTCTCGACTGGCGCGTCGGCTGCCGTCGGCGGCGCGTCGGTCGTCGGCGTCAGCGTCGGCATGCCGATGACCGGGCTGTGCTGCGCGTCGAGCAGCTGCACCGACGTCGGCAGCGCGTACACGTCGCCCGCGTCGTCGATCGGCAACATCAGCGCGTGACGCGCTTCGTTGCGTGTGATGATGCCCGCCGACCAGGCGTTGATCGTCCGCGTCACGCGCGCAGCCTGATCCTCCTGCAGCGCCGCGACGTTCGACAGATCGTAGCGCACCACGACGCCGAACGGATCGCCGAGCGACGCCTGGATCTCGCCCTCCCACATGCGCCACAGCGGGATCAGCGTCTGCTGCGTGTACGATACCCGAGCCTCGGCGTAGTTGCTGTACGTCGAGCGGTCGAGACCGATGCCCAGGCCCGCCACGATCGCCGGCACGCGGAACGCCGCGGCGATGTGCGCCTCGGGCACGCGCATCAGCGCATCGAACGCCAGCTCGCTCATGGACAACCCGACGCGCTGCAGCGTGACGCCCTCCTCGAGGACAGCGACGCCGCCGCGCTGGTCTCCGCCGTACCGCTCAGCCCACTGGGCGCGCATGCGGTTTACCGCCGTGTCGTCGAGCATCAGGCCCGCCGGCGTCTGCAACACCACGCGTGGCATGGCGTCGTTCTTGAGTAACGCCCGGACGTAGCGCATGGCTTCGTTGGTGGCGTCGACCTCGGCGGCCACGGCGACGATCGGCGACAGCGCGACCCACGGCTGCTCGAGGTCGACACTCGGCCAGCGGATCTGGATGACGTCCTCGACCGGTACCGGCTGCTCGGTGCCGTCCGCGTTCACGTAGTCGTACCGCGAGATCCACATCCTGGCGCTGGCGTCCGTCGACGGCACCGGCACCATCTGGCCCGCGTGGTACGGCCACAGCTCTACGGGCACGCCGCGTCGGTCGCGGACGACGTGGATATAGGCGTTGCCGCCGACGGCCGCGTAGACGGCGACGAGTGTCCAGAACTCGCGCTGCGAGTGCATCGGGTTCGGTCGCGACAGCAGCCGCGCCAGCGGCGATGCGCCCATCTCCTCGCCCTGCGCGTTGTAGCAGCGCAGCACCGGCTCGACGAGATCGAAGGCCAGCGTACTGACGCAGGCGTACACCGCCGCGTTGCGGCGGTAGCCGTCGCGCGACAGCGCGCGCCACGTCGGATCGAGCACAGTGGTGTCGACCCAGCGCGGCACGATGGCGAGCCCGCCGGCTTTGAGGAACATCCGCGCCAGCCCGTAGCGCAGCCGCGTCGACCAGTTCATTCAGCGCCCTCCCACTCGATCGCGATCTGCCGCAGGACGTCAGGCACGTCGCGCTCTGCCTGGCCGATCACGACGCGCCCCACGCCGGCAGCGACCACGAGGATCGCGCAGTTGTGACACGGCACGTCGGTGACAAACAGCGTCGCCCCAGCTGCGCGCCGCCCGGCCTCGAGCAGCGCCGCCGCTTCGGCGTGCACCGCGTAGCAGTCGTGGTACGCCGGATCGACTGCGCCGTCACGATGCGCTCGGCGGCACACGGCTGCGCACGACACCATGTCGCGCGCGCCGATCACCACACGATTATAGCCGACGCCGACGATATGGCCGTACTGCACCACCACCGCGCCGATCTGCCGACGGACACACTGCGACTGGCTGGCGGCCTGCCGCGCCGCTTGCATGATCGCGCTCACTGCTGCGTTGCGCACACGCCGAAACATTCCGGCGTGCTGTAGTCATCGTCGCCCAGCAGCTCGAGCGTCGGCTGCGCGTCGATCTGTTCGCGCAGCGCCGTCAGCGTCAGGCCGCTGCTCATGAACGACAGCGTGCGGCCCATGTAGTCACTCATCTCGCGCTCCACGCGTTCGCGGTCGGCGAACACCTCCGGCATCGTGCGGTACAGATGCGCCCACTCGCGCTTGCCCTGCCGCACGCAGCCACCGGCGCAGTTGTTGTGCTTGAACCCGAGGTCGTACAGCACTGGCCGCCGGATGCCGACGCTGGCGTACCACGCGTCGATCTGTGCGCGCGTCACGTTCTGCTCGATCAGCGGGAACCGCAGCGTCAGGTTGATCGACCGATCATAGGCCAGCTTGCGGTACCGCTGCGCCAAGCGCTGGGCGCGATGCCGCTCGGTAGCGTCAATGCCGAACATGATCACGTCGCCGTCCTGCACGAAGCGGTGCAGGCGCGCAGCCTTGAGCTCGCGGCTGCAGAACGGCGTGCGGTCGTTAGGCAGCGCGCTGTTATCGTAGCCCAGCTCCTCGACGTTCCGTCCGTCGCTGTCCGTCGTGATCGGATGCCGCAGTACCTGCTCGAGATCGCCCAGGAACCGGTACAGATCGTCGTGCTCCCATCCGGTGTCGTTGAAGTACAGCACCACCTCGGCGCCGGGATTATCGCGCAGCGCCATCATCGCCACGTACCCCGATGCCAGACCACCACTCACCGTGCAGACAATACGCATGACCTACTCCACATAATAAAAAACTCTACCCAGCGATGCTCAACAAAAAGAATCCATCGGCCGCAGCAGCGCCGCGACGCGTCGCCGCGCGATCTCGCAGTATTCCTCGTCCTGGTCGATGCCGACGAAGCGTCCGGCGCCGGCAGCGATCGCGCCGCGGCCCGTGCTGCCCGAGCCGCAGAACGGATCGAGCACCACGCCGCCCGGCGGCGTCACGAGCTGGCACAGCCACGTCATCAGCGCCGTGGGCTTGACGGTCGGATGGTGGTTGTGCAACGGCTGGCGAACTGCGTTCTCACCTCGTCGTCGATCGTACTCTGTCCATGTGTCGATCCCGCCGAATGGCATTTTGAGCGGCAGATCGTCGCAGCCGTCGTCGCGGTCGGCACGCTGGGCCTTGGCGCAGTAGAAGTAGCGCGCCGCATCGCCCATGCCGGACGTCGCGATGTCGCTGCCGTCGTGCAGGACGTTGGCGGGCCAGCGCTCGCCGTTGCGACACGCATCGATCTGCAGCGCGCCGGTGCCGTACGCTGCGCCGTTGGTCGCGACGGTGCCGCGCAGTGGCTTGCGCGCCATGATGATCGGCTCCACGGCAGGCTTCAGCGACGCATGGCTCTTCGGGAACCCGCTGCCGTGAATCCACATCAGCATGTCGCGGATATCCCAGCCGGCGTCCTCGATGGCGACGGCGAGCCGGTGCACGGTCCGCGTGCCGCCGAACGCGAGGAAATGCGCGCCGGGCTTCGCCACGCGCAGTGCCTGGGCCCACGCATCGACGCCAGGTACGCCGCCGTCCCAGTGCCGGCCCATGAGCCGGAACCCGTACGGCGGATCGGTGACGACCGCGTCGACGCTGTCCGCATCCAGCGTCGCCATAATCGCAGTGCTGTCTCCATGTCTCACATCGATAATCATCGTGTCTCCTAGTTGACCACGTTCGGCAGCGTCACCATGTACGGCCTGTACGGTGTCTTGCTGTCCGCGCCGCTGGCGCGACTGTACAGCAGGATCAGCGACGTACCGCTGGGCATGATCGACACGCTGGCGTACTTGAACTTGGCGTCGCCTGTCCACAGGCGCTCGTTGAGCCCGGTGCTGCGGCGGCGGTACACCTCGGCGCGGTAGTTGGCGTTGCGGTTCAGCAGCGCGTAGTACACCGTGCCGTTGACCATGAACGAATCCCAGATCTCGACGCTCTGCGCCGGCTGCAGCGCGATCTCGCTCATCGAACCCCCCTGAACTCTGCGGCCCGCAGCAGCGGCAACGCACCGCTCACGCTGTCGACCTGATCGTCGTGGCGTCCCGACGGGAACGCCGTCACCTCATCGAGGAACTCGCGGACCCACGCGCCAGCCACGAGCCGCACCTTGCCGGCCTCGGCCCGCGCCGCCCACGGCATGGCCCGCGCAATCTTGTCGCGGTCTGGCGTCACGCCACGCATCGTGATCGCCGCCAGCGCAGGATCGCGCCGCAGCTCCTGGATCGCCGCCAGTCCGTGCATCGCCTGCTCGATGGCGTGCACGACGCGTGGCTCGGCCAGCATGCAGTCGCGGATTCGCTGCCGGGCCTCCGGCCACTCCCATCGGCCGCGCACCATGTCGCGCAGGTACACGACGCCGTCCGGCGCCATGGCCACAGCGACCGACGCCGTGTAGTCCGCCGACGTCTTCGTGCTGGCTGCGAGGTCCCAGTACCGTACCCAGCGCAAGCCGTCGGGCGCGGCATCGACCACGCTGAACCAGGCGCGCTGGAACATCGCGCCGCTGGGATC